ATAAGATTGTCGGCCATGTTCATAGAACCACGGCTCCATACAGCGGGCAATCCAAAACGATAGAGAGCGTTTTCGGACGTTTTCAGGCCGAGGTTCTGCACAAGGATTGGAGGTTCACTGGTCAAAATATCACCACCAAAAAAGACACGAGCCGCCCGAATTTAGAGCGTATCGAGGCGAACAAGGATAAACTTTACACTTTGGCCGAACTGAAAGCAGCATACGCTGCCGCCCGGAAAGAATGGAACGAAAGCAGACATTTTGCTACCGGATCGAGCCGTATGGAAATGTACAAAAATAGCGTGAACCCTGATACCCCGGCGGTGGGTGTTCTCGACATGATCGAGATGTTTTGGGTGATGACGGACAAGCCGTCCACTTATACCGACAACGGCTTGAAAATAACCATCAAGAAACGTGAGTTCACATACGAGGTTTACGAGGCTCCGGGTGTTCCCGATCACGAATTCCTTAGAAGCAACAGGGGGCAAAAGTTCTACACCATGTATGATCCTTATGACCATACCTCTGTACGGCTCTACAAGAAAGATAAGGCCGGAGAGCTGAGATTCGTGCGGACGGCGGAGCCTTATATCGTTATCCACCGGAATATTCAGGAACAGACCGAGGGTGAAATGTCCTTTATCCGCCGGAATATCGAGGCGAACACGGAGGATCGCATCGAGCGTCAGGTGGGAGCCCGGATCATCGAGCAGGCGCACGGCGTGAGCATGGAACAACAGGGACTCAAACGTCCGAAACTGAAAGGTGTAAAGAAAGAAACGGAGCGTGAGATTGAACGCCGTGTCCGCCGGTACAGTCAGGATCCGGAGCAGCTCTCCGCCGGTAAGGTGACAAAACTGATAAGCAACATCACGTTTGACCAGCTGAATGGAGACATCCGCCTGAATGAAAAGAAAGTAGCAGGAAAATTATAATTCAAAATAAAATGAACAGTACAATGACACAGCAAGAGAAAGACACTATCCGTGAGGCTCTCCGGGTATATGCAGCGAAGTATTCCAGCCAAAAAAAGGCTGCGGCGAGTTTGAACGGCGTGTCTGCCGGTACACTGAGTGCCGTGATTAACGGCAAGTACGAGAATATCAGCGATGATATGTTCCGTAATATCATCGCTCAGATTACTCCGGCAGCCGCAGCTACCGGTTGGCAGCTCGTGGAAACGAACTCCTTTCAGGAAATATGGTATGCCCTGAGCGATGCGCAGGAGTTTAAAAAAGTCCGCTGGATCGTGGGTGGTGCGGGATGCGGCAAAACAACGACAGCCACCATGTACGCACAAAAAAATCATGAGGTGTTCGTCATACTTTGTGATGAAGATATGCGGAAAGGTGATTTTGTCCGGGAGATCGCCCGTAAACTCGGTTTTAAGACTTGCGGGATGCGTATCCGGGAAATATTGGACTTGGCCATCGAGAGCATCATACAGATGGAAAATCCGCTTTTGGTATTCGATGAGGGTGACAAGTTGAACGATAACGTGTTTCACTACTTTATCAACCTGTATAACCGGTTGGAGGGCAAATGCGGGATTACTTTCTTATCCACTGATTACATCCAGCACCGTATTGATTGCGGTTTGAACCATAACCGGAAAGGGTATAACGAGATTTATTCCCGTATCGGGCGTAAGTTCTTTGAGTTGGAGCCAACCTCTTGCAATGATGTATTTGCCATTTGTCAAGCCAACGGCCTGACGGACAAGAGACAGATCGCAAAGGTGATCGATGTGACGGAGAAATCGGAGTTTGATTTGCGATGCGTGAAAGATGCCATTCACCGGGAGAAAAAAGTGGCGGCAGCGAAATAGTATAGAACCCTGTTCAAATGCCGGTTGAACGGCGTTTGAACGTAATTCAAAAAGTATATGAAACAAATTGTTTTACCACTCGCAAGCCGGTTCCCGGCAGGCCATCTTAAAGGAGGCCAGCTCACCGGCTTTCCTGAGAAAGTGATTAAAGGAACCAAGATCCACACGTTCCGTGAGGATCCGGGCAAATGGGAGTACAACATGAAACAGATCAATTCCCGCAATGCGGAGCTATCTATCCGCCGGTGGATTGGCCGCCCTTATCACACCCCGCAGCTGGAGGTGAAAAGGCTGAGAAAAATCGGTATCCAGCAGGTAAGGATGACATGGGACTCCGATATCGAGCAGCCGTCCGTTTTCATAGACGGGAAACAGCTTCTGAACGTGGAGCAGCTGGCAGCCAATGACGGGATGACTCTCGATGATTTCGTAAGCTGGTTCTTTAAGACCTCTGATACTTTCGAGGGAGTGGTTATTCATTTTACAGATTTCAGGTATTGATTTATGGCACGGGCATTATCGGTAACAGAGGCAGTAAGCATGAAGAAAGAAACGCTCAAGCTGACAGGCGCATGGGCGGAGGCTTTCGGCGAGCCTGAACGGATCGGCGTTTGGTTTATTTGGGGCAACAGCGGTAACGGGAAAAGCAGCTTTGTCATGCAGCTTTGCAAGGAGCTGGCAAAGTTCGGGCGGGTGGCTTATGACAGCCTCGAAGAGGGTGCGAGCCTTACCATGCAGAACACGCTCCGCCGTTTCAATATGGCCGAGGTAAACCGCCGTTTCCAGCTGCTCGACTGTGAGCCGATGTCCGAACTTGGTGAGAGGATGGATAAACATAAAAGCCCCGATTTTTACGTCATCGACAGTTTTCAATACACCCAAATGAGCTATAAGGAGTACATCAAATTCAAGGAGGCGCACCGGAACAAGCTGCTGATCTTTATCTCCCATGCGGACGGGCGGAACCCTGATGGCCGGAGCGCAAAGAAAGTGATGTATGATGCCTCCCTGAAAATTTACGTGGAGGGGTTCCGGGCTTTCTCGAAAGGCCGTTTTTTCGGCTCCGTGGGGCATTTTACGATTTGGGACGAGGGTGCGGTAAGATATTGGGGAGATAACATTTAAAACGAATGGAAATGAGCAAAAACAACCAAATGATATTGATATCGCCTCCCATGTTTATCGGGGAGGGAAACAGGAAAGAAAGTATCTCCAGCAAAGGCCACCGGTGTAGCCATTGCCACGGTAACGGTTTCTTTTGGGGAGAGGAACAACGGGAACGGGTGAAAATAGATTGCCCGGTCTGTAAAGGTAGCGGTAAACTCGATGCCGTGATAACAATCGAGTGGGAACCTGCAAAATAATTATTGTATGAGTTCAATGACACATGGTAGTTTGTTCTCTGGGGTTGGAGGTTTTGACCTTGGAGCCCAAATGTCGGGAATAAAAACAATTTGGAATTGCGAATGTGAGGAGCATAAACGGAACATCCTTAAATGTCATTTTCCCGATGCCGTTCAATTTGTAGATGTTTGTGCAATGATTGATCCCCCTTGTATGGATATTATTAGCGGAGGATTTCCTTGCCAAGATATATCAATAGCAAATGTTTCAAATAAAAAACTTTGGGAAGATGGAAAAGTTAAAGGAATCAATGGAGAACGTTCCGGTTTATGGAAAGAATATAAAAGAATTGTGGGGCAAATTAGACCTAAATTCATCGTCTTTGAAAACAGCCCAATGCTCACTATTCGAGGATTTGAACAAGTCCTTTGCGATCTTACCAAAAGCGGGTATGATTGTCAATGGCAATGTTTATCGGCTACACAATTTGGTTTCAATCATAAGAGAGAACGAATTTACGGTATTGCCTACGCCATCGAAATCGGACGCAAAAATCATCTTGAGATCTTCCGCCCAATACAAGAAATATTACATGAGAGGACACCAAGACAAAGCCCTATATCAATTCCAATTGAACGGTTTAACGGCAAATCAAGCTATGATAATGTACGAATGGATGATGGGTTTTCCCGTGAATTGGACAAAAGAAGAATAGAGGATATGGGAAATGCTGTCATCCCTCTTATTGCGTATTATTTGTTTGAGTGTATTAAAAAATTCCGTGAAAGTATATGAATATGAACGAAGAACTTTATCAAATAGGCTTACCGGTAGCCTCTTTAAGTACAGTCCTGATGGATTGGACTTGCTCTAATCGACCGGAGAAATTGCTGATCAGCCCGGCCAAGAAAGATGAATGGGCGGTGGTTGAACTCCGGAACCCGGAGCTGGCCGCAGCTATCATCAAGGACGTGCCGGAGGCAATGGTAAAAGTAGTACAACAACCTGTAAAAGTCGTGCAAATATGAAAGCATTATCAGCATTAAGACAGGTATTCAGCCTGAAAAAGAACGAGGAACTCGGCAGAAAGTTTTCTCACGAAGATTTGAAACGTATTGTCGATGCGATGAAAGAGTATGCGGCATCCAAGCTGCAGGAACAGCGAGCCATTTGTCAGCGTGAATTTGAGTTGGCCTATGACTCCGGCGAAAGTAATTTGGGGACGAACCCGGCTATTACCGAATTGTACGTCCTGCAATCCTTAAAAGAAAGTGAAACCCCTGAACTTGACTGATTATGGCAAAGACAAACAGTTATTCACGTTTTTGGACGCTGCTGGCGAAAATACCCTGTTCTGACAGGGACGGTTTAAAGCTGCAGCTTGTATCCAGCTTTACGAATGGCCGGACGGACTCTCTGAGAGAAATGACTTTGAGTGAATATAACTCGATGATACGGGAGATGGAGAAGCAGACCGGATCCAGCCGTCCGGTCAGTTACGAGGTTCTGAAAAAGAAACGTT